TAAAGAATATAGCGTAAATGGGTGGTGGTCTTCTTCAATTAGTAGCTTATGGTGCTCAGGATGTTTATTTAACCGGTAATCCTCAAATTACCTTTTTCAAAGTAGTTTATCGTCGTCATACTAACTTTGCTATTGAAGCTATCCAGCAAACTTTCAACGGTAATGCCGGCTACGGTAATACTGTAACCTGCCAAATATCGCGCAATGGTGATTTAATAAACCGTATGTATTTACAGGTTGATGTTCCTAAAAAGAAATCTGCCCAATCCGGAACTACCAGCACATATCAAAACTATCTTGGTTTGCGCTTAATAAAATCCGTTGTTATTGAAATTGGTGGCCAACAAATAGATAAGCATTACTCCGATTGGCTTTACATATGGAACGAATTATCTCTTCCTATGGGTAAACGCTATGCCTATGATACTATGGTCGGTGCCGATAAAGATATATTAAACGGCGGTGTTCTTAGTGCAGCGATAACTGACACTACTCTATATATCCCATTTGAGTTCTGGTTTTGCCGCAATGTAGGTCTCGCGCTTCCCTTAATCGCCCTTCAATATCACGAAGTGAAAGTTAAAATAGATTTTGAGACTAAGGCTAACTGTATAGCTAAAGGCACTACTGGTGCTCTAACCGATTTTGAAGATATTAAAAATATATCTTTATGGGCTGATTATATCTTCTTAGATACCGATGAACGCCGAAGATTCGCTCAATTATCCCACGAATATTTAATAGAACAGCTACAATTCACCGGCACCGAACCCCTTGTCGCCGGTACCAACCGAATCAAGCTCAACTTCAATCACCCTTGCAAAGAGCTTATATGGGTCGCGAAAGTAACCACCGGAAACAACGTTACCAAATGGTACGATTACACTAACACTAACACCAATGCCGCCGAAGCAGATACTGCCTATACTTTAGCCGATGGCGGGGATGCCATATTGGGCGGACAGCGTACATCAAATTATTTAGTTATATCCGATGTCAAACCGGCGCAAAATGTCAATCCTTTCACTAATGCCATCCTCCAATTAAACGGCAATGATCGTTTCGCGGTAAGAGAAGGCGATTATTTCAATTATGTTCAGCCCTTCCAACATCACACCAATGTTCCCGTATCTAACTCTATCAATGTCTATTCATTTGCCCTAAAACCCGAAGATCATCAGCCGAGCGGCACCCTCAATATGTCTCGTATTGACACCGCAACTTTGATGGTTAATGCTAAACCCTCCGCGAATACTTCATACCAAGGAATCAATATATATGCCGTCAATTACAATGTCCTTCGTATATTATCTGGTATGGGCGGCCTTGCTTATTCCAATTAAAAAAATAATAAAATCAAATATATCAAATATGCCGAATATAATAAATATAAAGAATATAATAAAGAGTTGTGTTATATAACTTCCTTTTTTTTTTCTCCTCTAATAGTATAAAGAATATAGCGTAAATGGGTGGTGGTCTTCTTCAATTAGTAGCTTATGGTGCTCAGGATGTTTATTTAACCGGTAATCCGCAAATTACCTTTTTCAAAGTAGTTTATCGTCGTCATACTAACTTTGCTATTGAAGCTATCCAGCAAACTTTCAACGGAACTCCCAACTTTGGCAATCGTGTAACCTGCCAAATATCTCGCAATGGCGATTTAATACACCGTATGTATTTAGCCGTCGTCAATTATTATTCGGTAGAAAAAGTATGCCCTTATTTCGGCCTTCGTTTAATAAACTATGTAGAAATTGAAATCGGTGGCCAAAAGATAGACAAGCATTATTCTCACTGGATGTATGTCTGGAATGAACTCTCGCTTCCCGTATCAAAGAAAGATGCCTATAAAAAAATGGTAGGCGCCAATGATAAACTCGCGACATTAGGAAGCAGCGCTGATAACGGCGTAAATCTCTATATTCCCTTAGAGTTCTGGTTCTGCCGCAATGTAGGCTTAGCCCTTCCTTTAATCGCTCTACAATATCACGAAGTTAAAATAAACATCCTATTTGAAACTAAAGAGAATTGTAAAGGCGACACTGCTGAAATCGCGTCTCTCCCCTCAGTATCGCTATGGGTTGATTACATATTCTTAGATACCGATGAACGCCGAAGATTCGCTCAATTATCTCACGAATATTTAATAGAACAGCTACAATTCACTGGCACTGAAAGTGTATCGTCGGCTTCTGCCATTAAACCTAAATTATCTTTCAATCACCCTTGTAAAGAATTAGTATGGTTATGCTCTTCCGATCACACCGCGACTACAACGAACAGACATGTTATAAATAACAACTGGGTTAATTATTCAACTGCTGTTAATAGCTATGGTACAACTGACACGGAAATATATAATGCGACCAGCGCAATTGATTCAACCAATCCTGTAAAATCTGCCAAACTTGTATTAAATGGCAATGATCGCTTTGCCACTAGAGCCGGTTCGTATTTCAATTTAATACAGCCTTACCAACATCACGAAAATATCCCCTCCAATCCGGGCATCAATGTTTATTCATTTGCGCTAAAACCCGAAGAGCACCAGCCCAGCGGCACCCTCAATATGTCCCGTATTGATACTGCCGTTCTCAATTTAGAGATTAACCAAGTCGGTACCTACCTTGATGCTAACATTTCAAAGAATCTTCATGTCTATGCTGTAAATTACAACGTCCTTCGTATATTATCTGGTATGGGCGGTTTAGCTTATTCAAATTAAATTAATTTATTTATATTATTTATATATATGTTGTTATATTGCTATAAAGTTCCTTTTTTTTTTCTCCTCTAATAGTATAAAGAATATAGCGTAAATGGGTGGTGGTCTTCTTCAATTAGTAGCTTATGGTGCTCAGGATGTTTATTTAACCGGTAATCCTCAAATTACCTTTTTCAAAGTAGTTTATCGTCGTCATACTAACTT